CGAACGTGAAGTCTGAAGAAGCACCAGAGTCTTACGATTTTGATGCCAAAGAAGTTGAGTACCAGAACATGGTGCTGGACGGAGAGTCGGCGAAGGCGGTTGCGCTGCGAAGAGAGATAAGGAAGGCAGAACGCGCAGAGTTAGAGTTTGAAATGCGGCAAGAAATGTCACAGACGGTCAGTCAAGATCGCCAGCAGACGGCTCTTCAGCAGGCGGCCAACGCTATGGAGGAAGCATACCCAGTATTTGATCGGAACTCCGAGGATTTTAGCGAAGAAATGACCAACGAAGTAGTAGAGTTGCGGGACGCGTTCATGAGTACGGGCTACGAAGCCGTCGACGCGCTATCCAAAGCTGTTAAGTACGTCGTAAAAGATCACGACTTGGACGAAGCGCAGGAAAGTGTGCCAAGTTTGGCGGGTAAAGCGCAGAAAACTGACGAACTTGCAAAAAAGCGCGCGTCAGTTAGCCGAAAGTTAAAGGCTGCGGACGCCCAACCCCCCGAACTCCCAGGCGAAAGCTCGTCAATGCATGGGGAGAAGACATCAAACCTGTCTGACATGACCGAAGAAGAGTTTGCGGCGTTGCCCGAAGCTACTTTGAAGCGATTGCGCGGCGATATCCTGTAATGGCAACCTGTTGGCCTTGCGGAGGCGAACTTATATGGGGGGGCGACCATGATTTCGATGAAGAAGAGGATGATAGCCCTTTCTTTATGGTGTCTAACCTTAGCTGCCCTAATTGTGGTGCATACGTCGAAGTCTATTACCCGAAAGAGGAGGAGGACGCCGAAGGTGACGATTAAATACATACACGTAAACCAGCATATTATTCGTTCAAACAAAAAACAGAACGAGAATGAACCTGTGTTAACGGTTAAAGAAGGTAAGAAGAACACTTATGGCCATTCAGTAGTAATACATGGCCCTAGCACAGTGTTGTATGGTGGAAATGATAAGCCTCTCCTGTCGTGTGGGGCTAGAGTTGTTATAAAGACTGAAGCAGAGGTGACCATTGTCTAAAAAAGACCCACGATTAGCCCGAGCAGGAGTCTCGGGCTTTAACAAACCTAAACGAACGCCTAGCCACGCTAAAAAATCCCACATTGTTGTAGCAAAAGAGGGCTCTACAATCAAAACAATTCGTTTTGGTGAGCAGGGCGCATCAACCGCTGGTAAACCCAAGGCCGGTGAAGGTGACAGGATGAAGGCGAAGCGCGCGAGCTTCAAAGCGCGTCACGGAAAGAACATTGCGAAAGGTAAAATGTCGGCGGCTTACTGGGCTGACAAAGTGAAGTGGTGAAACAGCTTGTTTTTGCCCTAATAGTTTCTGTGAGCGGAGATATAACGGGTACAAAAAGCTATTGGGAGTCTTTAGAGCGGTGTCGGTGGTTTGCGCAGAAGTTAACTACCCAGGGCAGACCAGTGACGCATGCGACGCCAGTATTTGCGTACTGCGTTCCTGAGTATGTAGACGCCGAAAGAACAATAATACATAGATAGTTGTTGCACTATTATATTAGCTGTACTAATATGATTAGTACGTCTATCAGTACGAAAACTGATCGGCCCGTAGCCGTTAAAAACGTACCCCCTCGCCTGCATAGGCGTTAAAGCTGCCGAGGCCGCCCCTCGTTAATCAACGCTAAACGTTCTTCTACACGATAGTAGAACGGATTAGCCGCTCCTTAAAGTCGGCTGCTTATCTTAGTGGCACTAATGCCGCTGAGTATTTATCTTACTTTAATAGGAGCCTATCATGGCTGTAACAAATTTCGGTACGCTTTCGGGCGACCAACTCCAAGCTTGGAGCCGCGACTTTTGGAAAGTCTCGCGTAACCAATCTTTCATCAACCAGTTCGCTGGTACAGGTTCAAACGCAATGGTTCAGCGCGTAACTGAGCTGACTAAAAACAACAAAGGCACCAAGGCTAACATCACTTTGCTAGCTGACATGACCGGCGACGGTATCACTGGTGATTACACTCTGGAAGGCAACGAAGAAGCCCTCCGCGCGTATGACATCAGCATTGAGCTAGATCAGCTACGTTTTGCTAACCGTATTGCTGGCCGCATGGCTGACCAGAAGACTGTTGTTAACTTCCGTGAGCAATCTCGTGACGCACTTGCATACGCAATGGCTGACCGTTGTGACCAGCTCGCATTCTTAACCTTGTCTGGTGTTGCTTACACGTTCAAAAACAACGGCGCGCTCCGCACTGTAGTCGGCGGCGCTGTAAATGGACAAGAGCTTGTTGACCTCGCTTACGCTTCTGACGTTTCTGCTCCTACAGCTGCACGTCACCGTCGGTGGGATGCTACTGGTGGCTTGCTCGCTGGTGGTACTAACGCAATGGTTGCTGCTGACAAGATCAGCTACGAGTGTATCGTTAACCTGAAAGCCTATGCTAAAGATAACTACATCCGTGGTATTCGTGGTGCTGGTAACCAGGAAACTTTCCACATGTTTGTAACTCCACAGCAAATGGCTGACCTGAAACTCGATACGAGCTTCTTGGCTAACGTTCGTAATGCCGGTGTACGCGGTACTTCAAACAGCTTGTTCTCTGGTTCTTCTAGCCTGATGGTTGATGGCGTAATGATCCACGAGTTCCGCCATGTGTTTAACACTTCTGGCGCAACTAGCGGCTCTTCTAGCAACGTTGGAGCAGCTGGCTACAAGTGGGGCGCTGACGCAACTGTTGACGGAGCTCGTGCTCTGTTCTGTGGTGCTCAAGCTCTGGCTCTGGCTGATATTGGCTTACCTGAAATGGTTGAAGATACTTTCGATTATGGCAACCAGTCTGGTATCTCAGTAGGTAAGATCTTCGGAATGCGCAAGCCTAAGTACAACAGCGACATTAGTGGCTCTGTACAGGACTTCGGCGTTATCTGCCTAGATACTGCACAGTAAGTAAAACAATCGCCTCTCCTCCTTTCGGGGGAGGGGCTTTTTATTTAACAGGAAAAAATCATGAAGATCATTAGCGAAAAAGATTTACGCATTACCACACTAGCTGGCGCAGCCATTATGTTTCAAGCAGGCGACCCAATAACGGTTTCAGACGAGATCGGCCTTTTAGCGATACAAGCTGGCGCGAAAGAATACAACTCCAAGTTCGTTGAAGAACAGGCTGCTGATATTGCTGAGTTCGAAGAAGTACGTGAAGAAACAGTTGTTCCAGAAGCAGTGCCATTAGATACAGAACTGGTCACGGCCCTCGAAAGAATGATGGACGAAGGCGACCCAAAGAATTTTAAAGCCGATGGTTACCCCAAAGCCGGAGCAGTAAACAAGGTTATGGGCGAGACGGTCGACGCTGATACCCGTGAAGCAGCGTGGGAATCAATACTTAACTCATAGGTAAAACACCATGTCAGTAACAGTGCAAAGTGTAATAGACAGAGCCCAAACGGTGCTACAAGACACGACGGGCGTCAGGTGGCCTGTTGTGGGAGAACTCGTATTATGGATTAACGACGCACAGCGCGAGATTGCCTTGTTAAAACCCGATGCCAGTGCTACTAACGCGACTATTACTCTGGCTACTGGCACCAAACAAGATATCCCATCAGGTGGTAACAGGCTTTTAAAAGTTGTACGCAACATGTCTGCTGCAAGTAGCGGCACGGGCAAACGCTCCGTACGGCTGGTTGATCGCGAAGTGCTTGACGCCCAAACCCCAGACTGGCACGACCCAACCGTAAGTGGGGACGCGGCTCACACGACTGTTGTGAAACATTACATATACGACGAGGCTAATCCCCGTAACTTCTACGTCTACCCAGGCGTAGCTGGTAACGCATACCTAGAGATTATCTACTCCTCTAACCCTACCACTGTCGCGCAGAATGGCACCCTAGCAGTCCCAGATATTTTTGCGAACGCTGTGATGAACTACGTCTTATATATGGCATACATGAAGGACGCTGAATACGCGGGTAACGCACAGCGTGCTAGTAGCCACTTTCAGCTTTTTACCGCGTCAGTGACAGGCAAAGGCCAGATCGACGCAATTACAAACCCAAATATCGAAAGGCGACAAGCCACGGGAATATAAAGTATGGCGATTTCCTACGAGACGCTGCTCCCTGAGATTCTACCAATGGTGGCGGGCTGCCCTGATTTCTTGATTACGAACAGCATACGTGCATCCGTGGTCGAACTTTGTGAGCGGGCGAGTGTTTACCAAGCTGAACTGGACCCCCTGACCACAGTATCAAATATTTATGAGTATGACCTAGAAGCGCCAGCGGGAACTTCAGTACAAAAGCTTTTATGGGTAACGCATTCAGGTATCGACCTCGAACCTATTACTACTGCATTACTGGAACAGCGAATACCTAAGTGGCGGACGGAGGGGTCGGTTCCAGAATATTTCGTTCAACAAACTTCCAGTACATTTATGTTAGCGCCAGTACCAGGCACAACAGTTGTTAACAGCACAATCATAAGAGCCGTGTTACGTCCTACACACAATAGCAAAAGCTGCGCTAACGATGTCATGAATGATTATCGCGATACCATTGTTAATGGTGCATTGAGCAGAATTCTAAGAATTCCAAACAAAGATTGGACAGACCTGCACAGTGCGTCTGTCTATGGCCAGCTATTTAATCAAGGAGTTGTTGACGCCGAACGCCGAGCGCGTAACGCAGATACAGGAATACGTAGGAGCGTGCGGTATGGCGGATCATCAGGGTCTTGGAGAACAAGACGCAGGCGTTATGGGAACGGCGGATAGCCCGACCTACGCAAATATAAGAGATGAATGGGACTGGGTTAAGTTAGGCATAGAGGAAATTTTAGCTGAGCAACCGCAGCTTACATTCAGACCAGAAGATGTTTATGCAGCTTGCCTTAACGAACAAGCGCATCTTTGGGTAGCAGCAGAAGGCTTTGTAATAACAACGTCTGAAGTAGAAGATTTTTCAGGCCATAAAACATTTTTACTTTGGTTAGCGTGGGCAAAAGACCGTGGCCAAAGTTGCGCGA